ATTACTGGGGATATTGTCTTTAAGATCGTTACCCCCCCTCATCTTTTTTATTTTTATTTCTATACTCCCATCCTTCTTTACCGCTTTTACTATTATGGCAAGGATGGCACATTGTTTGAAGATTGGATATGTCTGTTTTATGTCCACCCATATTAATAGCTTTAATATGATCCACCACTTCTCCAGCTGTTGTTTTACCTCTCCTCTTACACGCTTCGCATAATGGATTCATTTGTATATAATAATTCCTTAAGCTTCTCCATTGCTTACTATGGTAAAAGCTGCTATTAGGATTTAACCTTGCTTGCTGCTCTTTCTTTGGCTGCCAAGGCCTACGTTTGCTGTCTGGTAGTTTAGGCATTAAGTTCTGTTATTAAAAAATAATATTCTGTATCCTCTTGCAATATATATTCCAGATTCTTATGGTAACATAATAACTGATCCTTCTCTCTGCTCTCCCATTTCTCATGGCATCCTTTACGCTCTCCCATTGATAAGCAAAGATATTGAATGTTATCTTTAATGCATACTAAATCTCCTCTTCTGCTTCTTGGTATTATATGGCTATGGCTTAATGGTATATCACTTCTGCCGCATCCCTCACAGTATGCTGCTCTTTCTTGAGCTATCTCTTTATATACTTTATTTAACTTTCTTTTTATTTCTTTCTGTTTACTGCTTATCTTTTTCATAATGATATTAATATTAATAGAATCATTATTAGAATCAATAGCATTGGATATAAGTTTATTGTTCTCTTCATATAATTCTGGTTCTCTCTTTACTTAAATACTCATCAATAACACTTATAGTTTCCTTATATCCTCTTGTTACCATTGCACAATATCCTCTCTCATTCATAGCTTCTATCCATTCCTTCTGGGCTTTAGTAGGATATGCCTTTTCTTTTAGCTCTAACATTAAAGCAAAGTAACCGCCCCTTGCTTCATATATATCTAAATCATTCTTTCCTCTTACATATCCATTCCTTACTATTTTTGCTCTTTGTACTCTACTGCTTATATAAGCTCCAGCTATAGATGAGCAATACTTTACATTAGGATGATATTCTTTTAAATACCTTACTACTTTTGATTGTAATATATCCTCACTCATTTGGCAAATTTATACTGAAGTTTTTAGCTGCCCATATTATAACCTCATCTACTAACTTCTTAAATTCTTTCTTTGTTAATTGTGCAGTTGATTTAAGATATTCTACTTGTACTCCATCTTCATATCTTTCTCTCTTTAGGAATTTTAATTTGCATATATCATGCATCTCATTTTTGGAATAACCTAAAGTATCTCCCATTATTTCCATATACTTCCACCAAAGCTTATTCTGCTTATTAGTTCGGTAATCTCTATTAATCTTTATTTCAAAGACAATATCTTTCCCCTCAAGGCTTACTAAATCCTCTACGAATCTCTCCTCATCTAAAAAATCAATCTTTAGATTCTTTATGCTCCCATAGTGTTTCATGTACTGCAAATTGTAAAGCTATTACTAACATTAAAATTAATATTATAACTGTTATTGGTAAAACTAATATAGATACAAATATTTTAACTAAATCTATTGTGTTCATGTATTTTTAAATATATCTCTCCAATAATTTCTTTCCCTTTCAAGTTTGCTGCATTTCAAGTTATACAATAATAGTAAAATTATTAATATGATTATTATGGATGTTAAAAACATTTATCAAAAAGCTTTTGTTAATATGTCTATTATCTCTCTGTCTGTGTAAGTGGGCCTTGATCCATTATATTCTTTTGGATTGAATAAGCTCTTAATTTCTATTATCTCATGCTTATCATTATAATATATAATCCATTTTCTTGGCACTCCCCACTTATCCTTAACTCCCATTGTTTTTTTTATTATACCTATTGTGTTCATGATCTCTTTATTTTCTCTAATTCAAATTCTAAATGAGCTATTGCTTTTGTAATACATTCTATTGGAGTTTTATGTTTTCTTTCTGCTCTTAATAAATAAGTTACAGCAGTGCCTATGTTATATGATAATTCAAAATCTTCTACAACTTTTCTGGCTTCATATTTATGATACTTGCCAATATAATATTCTGGTATCCTTTTATCTTTCATCTTCCATTTCTTTAGTACAGAAATAAGCTTCTGTAATGCATATTATTATTACTATTGAATATATTACTAAAATTGTTTTCATATCTTATATGTAATTTTTGGGGGAATCAGTTGTATAATAAATCTTCCTATTTTAAATTTAAACATTATTTTAATAATTTTTGATTACTTAATAAAGCTTTTGTTTTACTATCTATTAAATGCGTTGCACCATTTTGCTCATTGTACCACCCTTCCCAAATCATCTTTTTTATTCTATAAAGCCATTTATTCATAGTTTTAGCACATAGATGAAATTCATCAGAATCTAATATACCATCTTCAAAAGCTTGCTCTACAGCTTGCCAACTTAAATTATAATATCTTTTAGTAAGTATTTGGCTTAATCTTTGAGCTAATACCCATTTCTCATTAGCTGGCTTTACTTGCCCAAGATCAACTAAAGTCTTCCCTATTAAGTGTAAGCATTTCTGATCCAGCTCCTTTTCATTAATATTACTTATCATTTTGTTTTACTATATTTTTTAGTTAATAATTCCTCTGCTTCTTTTTGACTTTGTAAATGCATATCTATTTTAGAATATTTTTTTCTTTCTTTTGCATTAAATCCTTTATTCCAATTCTTATTGTTATTCTGCCATCTTTTAAGCCTTAAATTCAAATCCCATGTTTTTTCTAACTCCCATCTCATATATGTTTTTGATTTATTAGGCTCTGACCAGTATGAGAAGAAATTATTAGCCTCTTCAACACTCATACCAATCTCTGCACTTATTTCACTTACTTCAGTTCCAAATTTCATTTTTCTAAATTCAAGCATATTATTATAGTTATTTTTGTTAATTCTTTCTTTTGTTACTTCTTTACTTATTTGTAGGCTGTTATCCTTTTTTGGTTTTACCGAAGTCGGTTTTGCTGCTTGCGGTTGCTCAAATACAAAATAATCATATCCCAAAAATTTTCCCTTATCTCTTATTTGTTGTCTTTCAATATATCCAGCTGCTATTAATTCATTAAAAATATTTCTAATTGCTGTTCTACCTTCTTTTGAGCAAGCTACTATTCCATTAATACTTAAATTCCAATCATTAGGTAAGCTTAAAAGATATCCCATTAATCCTTTTGCTTTTAAGCTGATCCCTTTATTCTTAAAGAGCTGGTTACTTATTGTAGTGTAGTTTTTGTTTTTTATTACTCTTATTACTTCCATTATTCAAATATTGATAATTGGCCAACACCACCAAACATAATTGTCTGCCTTTCTAATGCATTTAATACCTTTACTTGGCTTGCAATCCTTTGTTTAAGGCTAATTAGACAGCCCTCAAGCTCTTCTAATGTATTTGCAGTATAGTACCCTTTACCACAACTACAAAGGCCGTTATGTAAATTATTGATTCTTATATAATTAATAATCTTTCTTAATCTTGGGCCTTTTAGATTCATTTTTTTGCAAATAAGAGAACCAGATACTGCCATATCCTTTCCAGTTCTTAATGACAATCCCTTAATTAATAATGGTACTTTATTTAGCTCATCTTCTGTAAGCTCATAAGTAATATCCTCAAAATCATTTATCATAATTAAAATGGAGTTTCATCATTATTAGTATTTGATTCAGTTGATTCAGTAGGTAGAATTGAATGAGAGCCAGTAACATTTGTATAGTATCTACCATTCCACTCTCTACTTTTGATTGTTATTTCAAATTCATAAGGCTGGCCAACATTTAGCTCATAAGCTCCTTTTGGTATCCAATCATTAAAAAACTCTATGACAAGTTCATCTCTAAAATCATTATTTAATTGAGTTACCAATACTCTTTGCTTTTTCCAATCCTTTCCAGCTTTTGTTGATCCTTGTTCTATTTCAAAAATTTCTTTTACTCTTGCTAATATTTTCATATAATTTATTTTTTAAGTTAGTATTTAATTCTCTAATTTCCATATTTAAGTAATCTGCTTGCTTTCTTTTTATTTTTAATAATGTATCTAATACATCAAATTCATTTGCCAAAACTAAAAATTTATTATATTTATTTCTTAATGGCTTCTCAATTTTTAATAAATCTTCCAGCTTTTTACATTGATACATAGCAGTAGAATGGTGTAGGCCTTTTATATAATCTTTGAGTCTATTATATGGAATCTTTAACTCTACATTTAAATAGTAAATAAAAAATCTTCTGGCTTCAATTACTTCTTTTTTTCTATTTGTATTATTCTCTAAATAGAATAGATCAATATCAAAAAGTTCTAATAATACTTCTTTTGCCTTTCTTATTCTATCGTATTTAAATAGCTCTTTAGTTCTATTATCCATATTTTAATTTTTTTGATAATTAATTTCATCCTCTCCTAATACATTAGTGTAATGCATTGTCTTTATAATAACTCTTGCTAAAGCTCTTTTCTCTGCTATCTCCATCTTAAATGATTGTCTACAATTGTCTTTAGTAGCTGATCCAAAAGTTTCCATTTTAGGTATCCACTCATCCCCTTCTCTAATTAAGCTGGTAGCTTTTACTATACAATTATCAAGCTCTGCTTTTATCACTTCAAAAGAAACAGAAATTGAATGCTTATACTGAATTTTTTCAATACCAGATCTTGTAATGCAAGTAAATCCTCTGGGATCACTAAATACATCTTTTTCAGTTAAATTATTATCCTTGTATATTTTGTTCATTAAATCTTTCATTTCTATTTATTTCTTTTTGAGTTCTTATTAAGTGAGTTATAGTTTTTCTTATTTCTACTCCAGAATTATAATGGTGTTCAGATTCGTTCTGCCAATATACAGAGCTATCATTAAGATTCTCTTGAGAAAAATTAATATATTTAGTAAAAAGATTTTCATGATATGATGCTAATGAGTTTAAATTATCCATTACTAATTTTGAGCTAAAGCTATCTATTCCTTTATAATTAGCTTTTAAATCTACTTCTGCTGATATTCTTTTAGATTCTAAATCTAATTTCTCTATCTCTGCTTGAAGTTCTTGTATTGTTTTCATAATTGTTTTTATTTATAGTTAATAATAGGCAAATATATAAAGCTCTTTTTAACAATTGCTAAAAACTAATATAAAATTATGTAACCTTGTTAACAGACTTATTAACAAAAAGAAAGCCACCTATAATAGATGGCTATCCCCTAAAACAAAAACAAAGTTGAAAGCCATTTGGAGAGCGGCTTACTCTATTTTATTAACTGATGCAATAATACTAAAAATAATGAACTAACCTTGCTACTTGGCCAGAATCTTTTTCATGTACAAATCCTTCTACAGCAGCTTGACTACAAAATCCTTTCCGATGATGCCAACTGTCTGAAGAAGATGGGCTTCTCATATATTCAACTGTTACTCCAATATAATCTTTAGCATCTAACCATTTATGCTTAACTTTATGATGTATATGGTGCAAATACCAGTATCTATATTTAGTTTCTGCCCATAATTTTGGCTGTTCTTGAGCCATTAATAATGGTAGATTAATCATTTTAGCTCCATCCCCATGTTCTAAACCTATTAAGCTATTTCCAAATTTATAATATTTACGATGGCTTACACCAGCATCTATCTTAATCTCTGGGCAATTTCTAAACCAAGCTTTTAAGCTATGAGCTAAATGAAAGCCACTTTGATAATCATGATTGCTCATTGAATGGATAACATCAACTGGAGCTAACTCTCTTAATATCTCAATGCATTTTACATAAAGTTGTAAGCCTACCTCATAATGCTCCCACCATTTTCCATCTGTATCTTGATAAGTACCTTTAGTGGTACTTCCATATACATTGTCAATATGCAATACATCATTCCCAATGCAAAATAATACTCTATCTATACTAAACCCTTTAGCTTTATCAATAAGGCCTAAAACGCCCTCTATTACCCTTTTAAAGGCAATATCACTATTATACTTATCTCCAGTTTCTCTTTCAGCTGCATACTTACCTATATGTATATCAGCTGGATTAATAACTAATAAGCATTCTCCTTTCTTATATATAACTTCTGGATATTCTGGAGCATAATCTCTTATAAGATTTTGTACGCCATCAAATATTTTGCTTTTATCAATATTATCTTTTGTAACTATAGAAAATCTATACTCTCCATTAGCAGACTGCCAATGCTTAACACTAATAATATCATCTTTATTAATACCCCTTTCTTTAATGTGTAAATCTAAAGCAGTATTGCTATTAATATTATCAAGAGGTGTTGCTCTATGCTGATATATTATTTCCTCTTCCTCTTTAGTTAAGCGTAATCTTCTACCATATTTTTTTGCCATGTAGTAAAATTAGAAAATTTAAATCCTTGTATTTCAAGTGGGGATTTATACTTACTAACTACTTCTTGTTTATATCTGCAATTCCTTGCCCTACAATTAAACTCACAAAAGAATAAAACATTTTTGTACAAGTTTCTTCATCTAATCCTAAAGCTGTTGAAATCATTGGCACTACAATACTTGCTACTGCATACCAAAACTTTTTACTTTTTAAGATTGATCCTAAAACTAAATTTTTCATTGTTATCGGTTTTTAATTATTAATTCTATTTCCTCAAAACTTCCTAAATCGTACATCAATTTGTAAAATGCCTTTCTGCTATCTCCAACAAAATTTAAAGCTCTTGTATTCCCTAATAATATACATCCTTTTGAATTTTTTGGATAGTTTCCAATATGCATTAATATCATTTCTCTATTTGGTACATCTAAAATATGTAGATGCTCATACTTATATTTGCTCTTTTCAGTATGCCTTTTTTTTACTTCATATACTCCTTTAGGAATGCAAGATACTCTTTTTTTGTTATCATTCCAAGCCAGTTCTAAAGTATGGCCATAAAATTCAGAGTTAAAATAAAGCTTTCCAAGAACAGATTTATCAGTAAATTGATCCCTAATAATTAATAGATTGGCCTTATCTGCCTTGCCCTCTATATTTCTTCTTTTTGCCATTACCATATTTATTAATTCCAGTAGAACTTTTACTATGTCTATTAGGCCTTTTTTTAGTTTTTTCATTTCTATAGCTAAATACTTTTACTTTAGCCATCTCTCCACTCTTTTACTACTTTAACAATTCTAACTATTGTAAATATTAATGTTCCTACTAATATTAATGTCCTTAATACTGCATCTATATTAGTTAAGCTTATTCCAATTCCAGTTGCATTAATAGCCATTAACTCCATTGTATCTTTTATATATTGCTGGTTCATCTCTCTACTATTCTATTTCTTCATTCCATTCTGATCCATTTAAAATCTCTAAAATTTCATTATGATTATATATTGTTTTACCTTCTAAAAAAGATGGAGTTACTCCTTCAAATTTTACAAAGGTTTTTGATTCATCTATTGAATATCTTAAAGTATTTTCTGATGATTCATTTACTTGTGAAAAATCAATGCTGCTTATGTCAGAAGCATCTATTATTATATATTTTCTATTTTCGGTACTCATTATTTTAAAAGTTGCACTGGCTCTGCTTCCCCAAATTCATTATTAAAATCAACTTCTGATAATTGTATTTCATTCTCCATAAAAATCTCATTATCTGGCAAACTAAATCCCATATACTCACTACTTTCTACAAAATATGCCATTAATGAAGTCTTTATATTTAAAGTGTTAAAATCAATTAATCCCAAATCTGTTTTTTTTATTTTTAAATATTTCATTTTATTTTATTTATTACCAATCTACTATATCTGAACTATCCATATTGTTCATTGTTAAATCACAACTTCCTTCCATATCATATATTAAGCTACTACTACCATCAGCATTACCAGCTCCATCATCTCCATCTCCCATTAACCAATAATGCTCTAAATAAGCAGCTTGGCTGTGAGTAGTCATATCCAAAGTAGTACCACTATTATAAGCTTCTGTAGCTTGAGCTTCAGTAAAAGCAACACCAAATATAGCAAAATCATTAAACTTCTTCCCATTAAAATGAAATACTGTATCTCTTCTACCTAATGCTAAAGTAGTCATAGATGAAGTAAATTTTGGCATAGTAACAGTTTGATTTTGACCAGAATTATGAGCGCTTCCACCATTTACATATAAATCAATATCTGCTACTGTATCTCCAGTTGCAGTTAATGTTAGTGTTACTTTTTCATCTCCTATTTCTCCAGTTGATGTAACCATTGGAGCATGAGTTGTAGAATCATCTCCATAATAGAATAACCAAAACAAGGTAGCCCCAAAGTTTTGCAAGAATATATACTTGTTACTACCAAAATCAAAATCAAAAAATCCAGAATTGGTAGTAGTATCATGTTCAAAATGCATTACTATAGTCCAATATTGATGATCTGATGCATGAGTAAAAGTAGTTGGTAGATTAGTTGTAGCACCTAAATAATCCCAAGTGGCAGCCAGTCCAGTAATGCATTTATTATCGTTAAAAGTAGCCCCTAATGAAGTATCATTAATAGTTACATTAGCAGTCTGGCTTTGAGAAGTCATTGTTAAAGTTTCAGCTCCCTCTGTTGTTGTATCTTCTGTAATGTTAATAGTTGTAGTACCAGTATTACTATTAATAGTAAAATTACCAGTTAAGCTTTGAGTAATATCGCCAGAAGTTACTCCAGAAATTGTATAAGGTACTGATGTGCCATCTTGAATGCCAGTTGTGTTCATGGTAAATATAATAGAGCCACCCTCATTAACAGATGCTACATTGGCAGAAAGTGAATAAGTAATTGGTACTGATGTGTCAGTAATAGATACATTAGCAGAAATTCCTTGAGATGTCATTGTCATAGTTTCAGCTCCTTCAGTTGTTTCATCAGCTACTAAATTAATTGTTTTAGACCCTACATTGCTACTAATGGTAAAATTACCAGTTAAGCTTTGAGTAATATCACCAGCTGCAATACCACTTATTGTATATGGTATCGTTGTACTATCTGCTACATTAAATGTATGCATATTAAACACAACAGAGTTAAACTCATCAACAGTTGTAGCACTTGCACTTAAATGATATAAAGCATCAGATGCAGTTATTTCAGTTCCTATTAACATTAATTTTAAACCGCTTCCAGCTGTTGAACTACCCACTTGATCAATATCAACTGTAATCTCATCATCATTAGATAAGAAAGGATTTTTTAAACTATAAGAAGTGTCTGATAATGTTGAAGATTCTTCTGTAACATCTATATTTATTTTAGTATTTAAGATAGATGTACCATTTTGATTTATATCTACTAATATATTACTACCTACTGGAGCTGTATTTACGCTTGCTCTAACATCTGATAAATTAAAGTTATAAGGTAATCTAAAAGTCTTTTTAGCTGCTCCAGTTGTTAAATCTCCAGATTCAGCTGATACATCTATTAAGATCATTTGCTTTGCATTCCCAGCACTTACTTCTAATGTTACTCCGCCTATTTTATTTATTCCCATATTAGCTTAATTCTACCCAGATACTATCTGGATTATACCATATTAATCCACTTGAGCTATTTAAACAGTAGCCCATTATTCTCACTATCTCTCCAGCTGTTGTTGGAATAGTGCTTGTTATTTGTCCAGCAGTAGGAGATAAATATAAAACATCTCCAATAGTGCCAGGATCATGATTTAAAGTAACCATTCCTTTTAATAATATTCCATCAGTTACTCCAGTTCCTAATGCTATTCCTAATAATCCAGTTGATGTACCAACAGCGCTTGCATCAGCTGGAGTCCAAGTATTATCACTTTTAAAAGTATATAATGTTCCCTTTGTTAATGTATCAGCAGTTCCAAAATATACTATATCTCTATTTTGATATTGCTGGATTAAGTTTTTAAAATCTATACTTATTAATGCTCCTGGAGCTATTTCATTTTCTATAGAGAATGCATCAACACTTAATGAAGTATCTCCGCTTGTTTGATTTGCATTTAATGTTAATAAGTGAACATTTCCAGAATTACTATCTACTAAACTTACTCTATCATTTATTGATAATAATGTTTCTCCAATATCTTCTATTGGTACAGATGTAATTCTTTCAGTTATTATTATACCGCCTATATTTAATGTAGTAGATGGCTCTACAGAACTAACATCTGTAACTATATCTCCAGAAGCCATATTAGTCATTGTACCGCTATTACTATTTGTACTTGCATCTGGTATTGTAGGATAGGTAGCATCATCTCCCATTCGCCACCATCCTATTAATGAAGATGTACTACTATAGCTACCTACATTACTTAATAAATCAGTTGGATTTCCTAAATTCCTAATAGAAGATATTGCAGTAGCTGATAATGCACTATCCCATAATGCTACCTCATCTATATTTCCAAGCCAATAAGATGTAGAAGATACTGTATAACGGCCTATATGAACTGTATCTATTGTACCAGCCCAAGTTCCGCTCATTGTACCAGTAGCTACTTCAGTTCCATCTAAATAACCTTTTAAATCGTTATTATCCCAAGTCATAGCTATATGATGCCAATTGCCATCTCCCTCAATAGAAGTTGAATAGTCAATAACATTATTTGTACCACCTCTTTTAATTTGCCACTTTAAATCGCTATCATCATTCTTATACCATAATCTAATAAAATTATTAGCATCTACTGAAGCCATAAAAATAGTACAACTTACTCCAATTGTATCTAATTTAACCCAAGCTGATACACTACCAGTAGTTGTATTTATAGTTGTATCTACACCACTTATATCTACATAATCATCAGAGCCATCAAAATCTAAACTTTTAGTATTAGTAAGATTACTTTTATTTGCTAATAGTTGTATAGTTGTAGATGTTTCTGGTATTATATTTTGATTATAATCTCCATCTGCCATTACAGTAATTCCAGAAGTTGCTCCCAGTTTTACATATACACCGCCAGAAGTATATTCAGATACTGCAAATCTTACATTATATTGTTTACCTAATGTTACAGTAGATGCAGTACTTAAAGCTCCAGCTCCAGTTGTTACACTGGCAAATTTTAACTTACTATCAGCTATTGTTACATTAGTTCCTTTAGTCCAATCACTATCAGTTGTAAATTGCCCATTAGTTAAAATATCAGTTGCAGCTAAATAAGAGCTTGTAGTTGTTATTGCTAATGGATTGGCTAATTTTTGAGAGATATTTCCACTACCGCCACCAATCACATTCATAGGTAGGGCAGTTGGCTCTGGAGTATTTTTACCATATATATCAGTAGAAGTAGTTGTTATAGTTGGAGTTCCTACTCCTATATTAAACCATTCTCCATCCCAAGTATCATTACCAGTTGTAAATGTACCCCTTAAAAACACATAGCTTTTGCCATCTACATCATTTATTCTACCAACTGGATTTATATATTTTGGGTATGTTCCACTTGAATCTACGCTATATTTATTATGGGTGCTTAATGTAATTCTTGCATTCATTTTATATACATGAAAGCTCTGCCCATCTAAATACTGCTTTAAGAGTAATTTAGTTAAAGATGAATTTCCAGATGTAGTATTAACTCCCCATTCTCCAACTGCTGCTGTAAATACCCAGCTACTTCCATTCCAAACTTGAATACTTGAAGAATCAGAATCCATTGGAGCATCTCCCCATCTCATCTGACCTAAATTTAATTGAGAGGTATCTGTTTCATTAGTTGAGCTTACTATTCTTTGCCCAAGTGGGCCTACGCTTGATGAAGTATTTAATAAAAATAATTGGCCTAAAAAAGGATTTCCATTAGTTGTAGTCCAAGATTGAGTACTAACCAGTCCTAAACCAGGAGAGCTTATCACTGTATTAGAAGTGGTAGATACATTTGGATTTAATGCATTTACCCACTTTACACCATGAGTAGTATAAGATGATCCATTTGCTACAGAAAGCGGGAATCCAGTCTGCGGATCTTTCCAAACTAATACCGGATCTTTTGGGCTACCATTAGAAAAATAGGATGCTAATTTTATAGTTATTTGCCAGCTACCAGTAACCCCAGTTAATTTTGGTAATGTACCATTAGTTCCTTTTGGAGTTAATGTTTGCACTCCAGTATTAGCAGCAGTTAAAGTATTAGTTTCAAATACTACAAAATCATTATTATTAGCGTTATAAGCAGCAGTAGTCCAAGCATAGTTTCCACTTCCATTATATTTAAGATTATAAGTTGTAGCTGCTGGAGTACCAGTTGCTCCACTTGGAATAGTAGCAGTAACTCTACATTTAAACTCTACTTTATAGCTTAAAAAATTATTACTAAAACTTGCTACGCTTGTATCTTGTTGAAATATTAATGGTACAGTTAAAAATAAATTTTGGCCAGCTGATGGATCATCCATCTGCTCCTGTACAACTTGCACAACTGTAGTACCATCTGCACTACTGCTCTCTGGGAATCCTCTATAAAAGTTTTGTGTTTCCGCACTAATATAATCAGCAGTAACTCTTTTTAGTATTGGATAATTCTGATAAGTTGTACCAGATAATTTTTGGATTCCCTTTCCAGGAGTTGTAACATTTTCTATATTTTGATTATATCTTGTCCACCAAGCTGTACCTAAATAATCTCTACTTGCTGTATGTACTGGCGGATCGGCTAAACTATAATCTCTTGTATTTATATTTGTTGGATTTGCTAAAGTACCAGATTCTGCTGTATTATATCCATCTAATTGAATAAAATAAAATGAATGTTTCCAATAAACAACTCGCATTCCTAATGCAATACATAATGTTTTTAAAACTTCATAGCAATTAGATACAGTACTATTCCCAGCTCCATCTTGTTGCTCAAACATTCCCATCTTTATTTGAGTTTGGTATAAAGGCCCAAAAGATGTTGCAGCAGATTGATGCCTCTGATTATACCAATTTACAGCTGCTCTAATATTAGCATTTTGTGAGATTCCTTGAGTTGTGCCAGGTGGAGTTACTTTGTTAAGGATTTCTCCAATCCAATAAGTAATTCTTTCATGACCTTTATGCTTATAAGTAATGCTATTAACTTCATCACTCCAAAAGCCAATATCTTTTAATCTTGCTAATCCATCTGTTGCAGTAATCTTAACTTCATATGGATAATCTACATCTTGCTGCGCTCCTAAATCCATTAATAGATAGCCAGCCCAGACTGGCCTATAGTTAGCTCCATTACCTAAATATAATGCTACAACTACATCTCCCTCATTATAATCTTCTATTAAGTTTTTTATAAATATTTTATCTGTTGCATCTTTTACCATAAATGGAATATCCATTTTAGATGCAATGATTGGAGAATATTTCTCCTCTCCTTCCATATCGTATTGGATAGAGCATCCGCCAACTCCTAAATCTGCTTCCTTAACTCCAACACCAGAAGGCCAATTTTGATCCCTTATTTCAAGATAGTATTGCCTTCCATTAAGTGAAAAATATGTACTCTCATATCTTCTATTGTATGCCATTAGATAAATCTATTTCTGCTTACGCCAGCCTTTTCATTACTTAAATATATATCATTTCCTACTAATCTGCCAGTTACTCTCATATCTCCACCCATATAATTCTTTAATTTATCAAGAGGTGCTATTACTTCTGGATTGCTTATACTTGTACCGCTTCCCTCTCCTACTAATGCCATTGTAGGGCCAGTAGCTAAACCGCCACTTGCAAGACCTAATACGCTATCTTTTGCTTTACCAAAAGCATCTATAAATTTAGTTCCTTTCCCCCCAAGCATTAGATTTATAGTTGTTAATACTGCTAATTTAATTAACATAGCTTTTATAGCTTCTTTTATATTCTTTAAAAAAGATTTGAAAAATCCTTCTTGTGAATGTGCAGCATTCATCATAGCTCTTTCCATTGTAAAGCCAAATTTTTCATAAGCAGCATTCATTCTATCAGTTAAAGTAATAGTTTTAGTAATTTCATTATTAAAAAAATCTAAACTTTCTAATCCACCCTCATCTCTCTTTTGAAAAGGTTGCAATGGCCCTATAAAATCAGCTGGAAGAGTTTGGCTTTTTTTGTTAGGAAATAGCCAATCTGGAGCTGCTTTAGATACTTTATATAAATTAGTAAGAAAAGTATCCAGAGTTTTATTATCAGTTTGTAAGGTTTTATCTAAAATTTCAAATTCTTTTGTTAAATCATCTACACTCTTTCCAGCTTTTACCCCACTATCTTCCATATCATCTGTGTTGCCAAGCCATTTATCAAAAGCTCCCATTGCATCAGCTATTGCTACTCCTAAAGCTGCGATCCCAGTTGCTAATAAAAGCCAAGGATTCTTTCTTATCATAGTTAGCATTTGGAGTCCAAGCCATTTAATGGCTTTACCTATTTTATTAATCCAAGGTAATAGGTAACCAAAAGCTAAAATTACTTTAGCAACACCAATAGTTATTGGCCCTAATGCAGCTGCAAAAGCTAACCATTTGACTGTATTTACTTTAGCTTTATCACTTAAATTATCAAATTTTGTAGCTAATCTATCTATAAATTTAGCAAACGAAATTAAAGATGGTAAAATTATTTTACCAATATCTTCAGTTAAATCCATTAAAGTATTTTGTAAAGCCTGAATTGGCCCTAATCCTGCCTCTCTGGCTGCTTTTGCACTACCCCCATATTGCTTTTCTAATTCATTTAAAATAATAGTTTGAGCATCTGCCAGCCTATTTGTTTCTACTAAAGATTTAACTAATTCTTTTTGCTCGGTAGAAAACTGTATACCAGCTCTACTTAATGCAGATAAATTAGCTACTGGATCATTTAAAGCTTTACCAAGCATAATAGATGCACTTTTTAAATCTCCCTGCAATCGTGTAGCTAAATCTAAAGCCATTTTTTGCGTTCTCTCAAATTGCTCTCCAGCTATGTTTGTAAAGGTTAAAAGTTGAGCTGTAGCTCCTTGCAAAATATCTTCATCTCCAAATAAAGTAGTTTTTTGTAAATCAGAAGCCATTTTTTGCAGCTCCTTTGATGTTTTGCCTACTTGGTTTCCTGTAGATTTTAATCCAGCTTCAACTTGAGCTATAGCTTTTTGTTGTTTATCAAAACTTCTTACACTAACTGCACCTAAAGCTAAAATTGGTAGAGTTAAACTGGTAGATAAAGTTTTACCAGTTTGCTCCATTTTTTTACCAAACTTTCCTATGCTCTTCTGGGCTTTTTTCATTGCCCTATCAAATCCCCTTAAATCAGCTCCAAATACTATGTTAAGTAATCCTATACTTTTATTTGCCATGCTCTTCTAACTTTTTAATATATTCAGCTTTCGCTTTTAATTTTTCAAAATCCACCTCATCTTTTTTATCCCAATCAAATTTAATCAAGTCAGTAAGTTTCAATTTTTTACCTTTTGCTATTTGGATATTTAATAAGTAGCAAGTTTGCCATCTTGTTCTCTCCCATTCATTCCTCTCTCTCATCTGCTCTAATTCAAAGAAGCCATTTAACTTATTAAAAAAATGCTTTGGAATCATATCATAAAAGTCCGCTACACTCATTCCTAATTGCCCTAAAGCAATTCCCTCAAGTTTATCCCAAGTTAGCTTTTCGCTTTCTTGGGCTTCGGCTTTTTTTCATTATTTCCCCCCATCATATCGGTTAGCACTTCCATACATCTTGAGATGCCTTCCATATCTCCATCCATCTTATCAGCTAAATCATCTACTGATAATTCGCATTTTTGCTTTGCTGCTCTGTATCCATCCTCAATACCGCAATGTATTAAAATAAGAGCATCATTTAAACTCATATCCGCTCCTAATTTATTTAATTCATTTAAGGTAGTTCCAGTTTTCATTGAGTATTTACGCAATGCATTAAATCCAAATTTAATAGGATATTTTTCTCCCCCTAATTTTACAAAAGTATATTCCATTTTTTTCAAGTTTTAAAAATACTCTCACCCTAAACGCAACCCACTTGAAAAAAGGAATGCGTAAGGGATGTTGAGTATTAGGTTATTACGCAGTCGTTACAGTTATTCCACCAGTTCCAGTAAAGCTCATGCTATAAGTTGCAGTATCTTCAGTTCCACCAGTAGCTGAAAATGAAGTTAAAAATGCATCTCCTTCATAAACAGTATCTCCAGTAGTTGATCCAGTATTTCCCCATTTTAGTGTAAATGCTTCTCTGGTATTAGTACCAGCTTCCAGTAAATATTTCTTTACTAAATCATCCGCACTATTACTTAAATCAGCTCCAGATGAATTAGTCCACGCATAAGCTCCATCTAAACTTACTTCCCAATTTCTTTGGCCTTCTAAACTCTGCGCAAATCCTGCGCTCTCTTTGTTAGAGATATCTCTTGTATCCATATTAATTGTAATTGAAGCTGATTGAGCAAAAGCTACTAATATATTAGAACTATCATAAACTTTTAAATTTGTACCATTTAATATTCCATTACCTATTGCCATAATTTTATCATTTTAATTTGTTATTTATTTATTTATTTATTTTAAACATAAAGAGCTGCTATTGTTACACTCGTTACAGCAGTATAAGTTATTGCTATCTCCCCATTTCCATCATTGAAAGCAGCTGGAGCAAATCCACCAATAAAAGCTTCTCCACTTCCAGCAATTGCTATTGTTGCATTAGCTTTAGTTAAATCCCCATAAGCTCCACTATCAACAGTTGTAGTTTGAGCTGTTACAGTTACAGTTATCTCACTACCACCCCCATTTTTTATATGCAGAAATAAATGCCCATTATTATTTGCTGTATCTCCACCAGATGCAGCACTAACATAAGTTGCTGCTCCCCCAGTTTCAGTTATTTGTTGAACTGTTAGCTCCGCCATCTTTCTTTATTTTTTTAGTTTTTTTATTTGGATTTTCTATATATCCATCTTTCATTGCTTGTTTAGCTAAATCATCATTTAAGCATACCATTCTACCTACATTAAATGTTTTACCTACGCTAAACTCCCATTCTTTTATTACTTTATAATCTTTCATGTTTATTAATTTGATACTGGATTAATTTGTCTTAAATTAAAAGATAATGTATGAACATAAACTCCTTGCCCATCTCCCTTCATATCAAAATCTTCATCAAAGCTTGTAAATTGTATGCTTTGTACTTCTACTCCAGAAGCTGGATAAGTTCCAGATTTCCTATCCAATGCTATTCTTACCTTTTGTGCTAAATCTGCTACTTGAGAATATTTATCAGAGTAGCATATAATTGTAAAATTATTTGTATCTAATGTACTTACTCCATCTTTTGTATCATTTGGATCAACTCCAGTTGTTGTATATATAAGAAATGGAAATGCAGTAGATTCTCTTGCTACATTTGGAAAAATCCTTGTAGATACAATAGCTGATACATCACTATCAGTACTTAAAATATTATATATTGCGTATCCTATCTTCATTTAATATCCCCATTTACCATATTTCTGCATTCTCTTCTCATGTCTTTTTATTGCTTTAGCTGCTATATTTGCAGCTTTTGAAAATGCTGTTCTTGTCATTTTTACTTTATTTCTATCCCACGCTGGCTGCATAAATTTAGTGGCTCTACTTCTATACTTTCCAAAATGCATAACCTCATTACCATACTCAAGCCAAGCTCCATAATATCCACCCTTATTTTTCGCATACGCTCTCTTTACTCTTGGGCCTAAATATAAACCCAAATGATTCTTACTATCTCTTGTTGTAAAGAAATGGATGCTCTTTTTTAGAGTTCCTTTAGCTATCCTCTTATTTTCATCTGGCGGATATACTACTCCCCTTACTTCTGTTCTATCACTTACATTCTTACTATCTCCCAGTTTTGGAGCTAACTCTTGAGCATCTTTTAATGCTTCTCTACCTACTTCTCTCCAAAGAGCTTTCCATACTGTATATCTTTTTATTTGTTTTGGCAAAGCAGCAAACATATCATTAATCTCTTTAGCACCCATCAGCTTAACTGCGGATTTCATTTGCTGCGATTTTTTACCAAAATTTGCCATTAATCTTTTTGCTCTGTTTTAATTTTTACAAATCTATCTCTTCCTTCTATTTGTTCTATATTATGAAGATAATAATATTTTAATGCACCTCCATCAGTATATCTTATTCTATATTCCATTGTAGGCCTTGCAGCTCCCTCACTATCTGTACCAGAAATAAAGCTATCTAAATCTAAATTTCTTATATAAAAATTTACTTTTGTTAAGCTTGTAATCTTATCAGTTTCATCTGATTCACTTCCGCCATCCCATTCCATTTTAGCCCATACAGTTCTGTAATTAGTCCACTCACTAACTTCTATACTTCCATAATCAGTAGATGCTACTGTAGGATATTGTAAAGTAATTCTTCTATCAAGCTCTCCTATTGTCATAAAGTCTGTACTTTAAATTGCTCTAATAAATATTGTGCAGATTTAGGTAATTCAGTAGATATTCTTCCAATTACAACTTCTTGCCTATTCTCATACCAATTACCAATAGTTAAAAGTACTGCTTCTCTTATTCCCTCTGGCACATCAGATGCAGCTGATCCATATCCTACTACATACGTACATTGAACTGCATTAATTCTATCTGCTAATGTAGGGAATGTTTTATTTGGCTTTAATCCTATTCTTGCTGGCTGATGAACTATATCACTTAAATACACATCAGTAGATAATGTTTGTAAACTATTATTACTATCATAATATTGTATCCTTGTAATAGAGCTTACTTTACTTTTAAATAATGTAGCAAGATCACTCCACTTATCTCCATGTTGAGTTATAGTAGTATTAATAAAATATCTATTAGTAAATATTTGAGCTGATTCAGTAGCTGCACTTATTAAATTATCTATATAAGTGTCATCAGCTGATGTATCTACTTTTAAATGAGTTTTAGCTTCAGCAGTTGTTAATATTGCTGCTGCGGCTGCTGTATCTACTCCATAACTTTTTGCCATTTTATTTTAGTTTTAAAAAAAAGGGATGGTAGCTATTACCACCCCTTTAATTATTAATTCCTAATTATTATGCTTCAATTAAGTTAGCAAATGCAGTTGCATTTTGAACAGCATCTCCATCAGCTAATGATGTAACTACTAATCTTGGTATGCCTATACCACCATAAGTATATGGATCGTAAAGCATATCAAGACCACCAAATTGAGCAATGTGTACTTTAGAGAAATCTCCATAAAGCACATGACCTTTAGTAGAAGCTCCACTTGATGCTACATTAGATGAAACAAAAGCAAAAAATCCGTTTACAGTTTTATCTCTCATATCATAAGCAGCAGAAACATTACTTACCATAGCAGATGATTTAATATCAGCATAAGCATCTCCATCCATTAAATAAGCCATTCTTGCACCTTCATAAGTACCATCATTACCTATATAAGTATTATCTAAAGCAGATGCAGAAGCACCACTAAAAGCAGCAGTTGATCCAGCAGCAGCATCAGCAAAAATAGAAGCTGGTGCATTAGATACATCTCCAGTATCAAGCAAAGCAGTTTCAATTGTTGCAGCTATATTAGCAGCCATATTTCTTTGTAGAGCAGCTTCAAGAGATGAATTTTGTACCATTGACTCCTGAGATACATTTACTATAGAAATTATCTTTTTTGGTGTAAGAGTTACATTAGTAGTAGCTCCAGTTCCATCAGCTTCAGTTCCACCAGTTTCTGGTTGCCAAGCTGAAGTTATTCCACTAATTACAGGGAATTTCATATTCTCAACACCAAAATAAGTGTTTGCTCCAGCAGAAGCTAAAACTAAATTAGACTCTAACTGATCTGTAAAGCTCATAGTAGATACAGAATTTTGATTTGTTGTATCAACATAATCTTGTGCTCTCGTTAAAACACAAGAAGGAATAGCAACTCCTCTATAGTTTTGTCCTGTATATCTTGCTTTAGTTCTTGCTTCCTCATCCATCTCTTTATAGATTCCAGTTAAGTTTCCGCTATATGCAGCTCTAACAGCTCCTTGGAAAGTAAACTTTTCTAAATCTTTATCTTCTTTTTTAGAAACAACTCCAGATACTACCGCAGCATTACGTTTAACTGTTTCAAGCTTTTCAGCTCTTTCAATCTTAATATCTAACTCATCAACTTCTGCTAATAAGCCATCTACTTGATTGTTCTCATCTTGCGTTAAATCTCTTTCTTCAGTAGTAGCAACATCTTTGATGTTCTCTAAATTAGAAATAATATCAGAACGCAATTCTTTTAATTCAATACTATTTTTCATAATTGTTATTTTAATTTATTATTTTCTCTTTTTTAATTCTATCTTTAATGCAACAAGAGAACGCTGCACCAAATCTTTTTCTTGTCTTTTATTTTCTTCTTTTTCTTTATGTAAAGCCAATGAGCGTTTAGCTAATGTTAAATCATCAGCATCAGGATATGCTGGATAAGTTACTGGAGAAACATCATAAAGGTTTTTAACTTTATTTATAGTTCTTATCTCTCCATCTTCTGTAGATTCCCAGCTATCTTCTTCAATTGTAAATGCAAAACTTGACTGTGTAATATCTCCACGCTCCATTGAAATTATTAAATCTCTACCATAAGTAGTATCTGGCACATCAAATGTATATTGTAATCCATCAGCAGTCTGCTCTAAATTAAGAGTTCCACTTGTTGTTCTTGCCAGTAATAGATTAGGATCATGATTTACTAATGCTCTTACATCATCCGTTAATACATTCTCAAAAGCATTAGGAGCAATCACTTCTCTAAAGCCGCCTAAATCACTTGAAAGCTGATTAAATACAGCAGCATGACCAGTTATGGTGGTTGAGCCATCTTCCCTTTTTTCTGTTCTGGTTTCAATGTTAAAATATCTTTTCTCCATAGTTATAGTTTTAGTCCATATATCTTCCGCCTTTCTTGTTAAAGGCATATTTCTTTCAGTATCAAAAAAGCTTTCATGCTTTTCTTCTTTTAATTTATCTCTTTTTTCTTCATCTGTTTGAGGGCCTATAGGATCAAATGATTCATCTCTCTCATCTTCATCTGTATTATTACTTGCATAAGTAAAAAGAATATTCATAGTATCTCCATCATCTCCGCTTACTTCAATTAAAACTTCCCCTTTATTATGCAGCTCTTCCATTTGCTCTTCAGTAAAATTCATTGTAAAATCTATATCATCTGAATCTATATCATTTTGATAATAGCCCTCATTGTCTTTTTCACATTCTTCTTTGGAATCATATTGGCAAGCACCAGTCTTGCCCCATTTCCATTTCCCATTATTACATTCTTCACACGGCATCCTCTCCTATTTTTTCTATTGTTGTCATATTCATTTGCATAAAGTGTTTATCTCCACCCTCAATAGAGTTTAGATTTTCTTTTTGTCTTACTTCATTAATGCTCATATAGCCATTAGTAATGGCAGTTTTATAAGCTTCATTTCTTGTTTTTACATCTCCTCTTAATAATCCATTTACATTAAATTCTATAAATGTCTTTCCTATTTCATTTGTCCTAAACAATTTGTAATTCATTTCATTCTCAATCCTTGTTAAATAAGGCATGAGAGTATAGGTAACAAATTCTTGACTTTGCATTTCTATATTATTAAAACTTGATTTACTTAAATCTTTAAGCATGTGAGGTGGTACATTAAATATTCTGGCTACCTCTTCTATTGAAAATTGCCTTGAGCTTAAAAATTGAGCTTGTTCTGGAGAAATACTTATTGGCTTAAATGTTAATCCCTCTTCCAGTATTATTGTAGAATTACTATTTTTTAATTTAGCATAAGTATTACTAAAAGAATTTTTTAATCTTTCAATAGCTTGCTCACTTAATGCTCTATCAGTAGCTAATACTGAACTGGGCTTTGCTCCATTTTTAAAGAAAGTATTTCCAAACTCTTCCACATTCAATCCCCAGCTTAATGCATTTTTACATTGATCTATAGGACTTATTCCATCTATTCCATTATCAGTTAATGTTTTAAAATGTAACATATCAGCTGCATCTAATACTCCAGCTCCATCAGTTTGGTAAAATAATTCTCCTTCATTAATAACTACAGTAACATCATCTGGAGATATTGGAATAAGTTGTATTGGCTTTCCGCTTCCATCTCTTAATATTTGCACATAACTATTGCCAGCAGTGCATATGCTCATCATTATATACTCAAAAAATGTTATTTTATTTTGGTAATTATTAGGCCTATATTTTATTAAGTTATATATCCTATTATTTGAATCTTCTATTTTATCTCCATTAGGTTGCTTGGTATAAACAGAGCAAGGTAATGAGGAAACGCTTTCAGATAATAATCTTATAGCACACCATACAGCAGTAAGAGTTAATGCTTTATCAGTATCTAATGAAGTGTTATCTGGAAATATAGAGCTTAATGATAATCCTCTTTGCTCTTTTTTAGGTGGTGCTTTAAATAAGTTTGTAATAAAGTCTGTTATTGCCAATGTTATATATTTTTAGGAATTTGCAAGAATACTATTTATTATTATTTTTACTATGCAACTTATATGCATTTCTTTTAATTCTTTTATCTCTACTATTTCTGTAACTATTATAATCAGAATATTTCCTTTTGCCAAAATGTTTTTCAAACTCTTTCTCTGTTTTTTCGTATGCTTCTATATACGTTTTACAATCTTTAGAATGTTTCCAAAATCTTTCATCAAATCCTCTCGGACTTAATAAAGCAAGTATTTCTAAATCTATCATAATATTATTAATCCTCTATTATCATATATACTATCTTCTTTTTCTTCTGTCATATATTCAGCCAGAGCCATTATAGTTGCTGCAACTCCATCAATTTTTTCTTTACTTTTTTTCTTACTTGGCTTATGATTATCGGCTGCATCTATCTCCAATTGCACATTCCCCATCATCCATCTTAATACTGGGTTTCCATCATGCTGAATTTCTTTAGCTAAAATTAATTTCTCCAGTTGTTTTGTTGGTGCTGAAAGACTCGCAAATCCCTGCCCTAATGGACTCATGTTTGCCCCATCTCCCATAAGGTCTATCACGAGCTGGCTGGAGTTCCAACGATCGTAACTTATGCTTTGAATCCTATATTTTTTAGATAGATCATTTATCTTTTTTCTTACAAAAGAATAATCAGTAACATTACCTTCAGTTGCTATTATATGTCCTTGACTTATAAAGCTCATGTAATCAACTCCATCTCTATCTCCTCTGGCTTTAGCGTTATCTCTTGGTACAAAGAAGTAAGGCTTTATTTTGAAAATATTATCCACTCTAAAGAGTAAAACAAAAGCTGTTATATCTCTGGTACTTGCTAAATCCAATCCCCCCCAGCATTCCATACCGCTTAAATCTCCAAGCTCTCCCTGGCAATCCATCCAATCTTTGTCGCTCATCCATTTGATTTCATTTTCAGTCCATTGCGAAAGATGAAGCCGCCTAAAGGAATTCATATAGCTGGGGATGTCTATAGCTTTTTTACTTTCCCTTTTCATATACTCTTTTTTTAAGCTAACTCCATAATTAGGATTGGCTTTCTTCCAGGTTTCTTCTTTTGTAATATCATCATCAATATCTGCTTCAAATATTATTGGAAGAAATGACTCATCTTTAATAGAGCCATCTAATACTTTTTTAGCATAAGAGTACACCTCATAACAAATACTTTGCTTATCATATCCAGCTGTAGTAATAGCAACTACCAAAGGTTGCCTTCTACTTCCAGTTGAAGTTAAAAGAGTATCCCATAAATCTCTATTTTTTTGAGTATGCAATTCATCAAATATAACACAGTTAGCATTGAAGCCATGCTTGGTTTTACTATCAGAGCTAATGGCTTGAAAGTAATTACCCTTGCTTTCATTTACAATTGAGTTTCTTAATATCTTTGATCTTGCAGTTAATTCTGGATTATTAAGAATCATTCCTTTAGCTATCTCATGAACTAATCCAGCTTGATTTCTATCTCCAGCAGCTGCATATATTTCACTCCCTCTCTCGTTATCTGCAAATAACATATATAGAGCAATCCCAGCAGTGAGAGTTGTTTTACCATTCTTACGCCCAAGAATAATTAGGCACGTTCTGTATTGCCTTAAATTGGTTTTTTTATTCTTCCATCCAAAGAGTTTATTTACTATTTCCTTTTGCCATTTTTCTAATAGCAATGGTTGGCCAGTAAGCTCTCCTTTTGTATGAGTAATAAATTTCTCAATAAAACTTACTGCTCTATCCGCTGCTTCTTTGTCATAATAGTATTTACTCATTAATCAAAATAATTTATTTGAGTATTATTAGTTATTTTAGGAGCTGAAATTCCACCTCTGCTGCTTGGCGTAAATCCAAACTCTCTGGCAATCTTTAGAGCATTGGCTAAACTATCATTGCTAATTTTTACCTCTGGCTTACTTTGGCTATGCCTTAAACTTCCATCCTCATTATAGTAATGATTAACTCTCCCTTTCTCCATTAGTAATTGCTCCATCTCAATATGTAAAGAGATAGCATTGCAATAAGCAGCCAGTAATACTAAATCTATTTGATGTAACATTTGTAAATTTAATAGCTCATTAGTTACATTACGCCATTCTATTTGAGCTGTTTCTCTTAACCATTCTGGAGCTTCTGGTAATTTATTTAAGGTGCTTACTTGCATCTCATTTTTAACTTGTCTTGATGCATCCAGAGTACCTTGCATTTCCTTAACCTTTGTAGGTAGTTTTTTTCTCCCTTTAGCCATTGTTATTTTTTTAAGCTTGGCTCTGTTCTTATTAGATAAGGTATGCCCTTTTGTGTTTTAGATTCCATGTAATTTCCACAAATACAGAGAGCTTCTTTTACCATCCAATTTTTTTTGATTAGAACTAAAGTTTGTTTTTTTAATTCCTTTTGATTTTTACATTTATTACAAATATATAAAGCCATTTTTTGGTTTTAGTTTGAACTTAAACTGATAGCTATACCCATATATCCAATTTTGCGATATTGATAGCGAAAG